CTTGCTATGAAAGCCAAGATAACTCAGCAAGATGCTGAGTACATGATTAAGACCAAGCCAGAAGCAGCAGAACATTACTTACGTGAGTTCTCTGGTATGTACTGGTCATTTGAGCCATCTCCTACACTTAAAGATTTAGATGAAGAAGTATCAGCATTTGAAACTATGTGGGGCAGAAGCCCTACACTTATAGTTGTAGACAATCTTATGGACATAGCCATTGATGGACACGAAGAGTTTGCTGGTATGCGTGCAGTTATGAAAGAGTTAAAGTATCTAGCACGTGATACCAACGCAGCAGTTCTTGTCTTGCACCACACACAAGAGGGTGCGCCAGGGTATCCATGCCAGCCACGTTCTGCATTGCAGGGTAAAGTTGCACAGATTCCTGCTATGGTATTGACAGTAGGGCAGATGATGCAAGGTGTAGATTCATATCTATGCGTTGCACCAGTCAAAAATAGATACGGTAAGGCTGACCCAACAGGTGCAACCTACATTACTTTATCTTTTGACCCAGCAAAAATGCACTTAGAAGATACTATTAAAGACCATACTCAACAGGAGATGCTAGTGTGAGCAGCGCAGCCAAAGCCAAAGGTTCGGGAGCCGAACGTGATGTAGTTAAGTATTTAAAAGAATGGTTTCCTTATGTTGATAGGCGATTGGCTGGTGCTACATTAGATAAGGGTGACGTATCAGGTATACCTGGAGTTACTATAGAAATAAAGAACCACGCTAAGATGGACTTAGCGGGGTGGACAGAAGAGTTGATAGTCGAGATGGCTAACGACAAAGCATGGACAGGCGTGGTGTGGCACAAGCGCAAGGGTAGGGGAAGTCCTGGCGATTGGTATTGCACCATGCCTGCACATGTATGGGTAGATTTACTAAGGAGAGCACTTGGAGAAGCCAAGCATTGAGGAGTATCTCAATTATATAGGCGCCACCGTGCCTGCTATGGGCAGCGGTTGGCGCAAAATGAAGTGCCCATTCCATGATGACAGTCATGCATCAGCAGCAGTTAACTATGACAAAAACGCATTTGTATGCCACGGTTGTGGTACTAAAGGCGATACGTATTCCCTTATTATGGATAGAGAGAGGTTAAATTATCGTGAGGCTGTCCAGTTCGCAGCGTCAGTTCTTACTTCAGGCAACTCAGAGGTACGCCAGCAAGATAGAACTCGCACAAGATTATCTGTTAAGCCGTCAACTCTCGGTAGAAGAGGCAAAAGTATTTCACTTGGGAGTGGTAGAAGACCCTCTTCCAGGGCATGAGGCATACAAAGGACGCCTTGCTATCCCATACATTACGCCATCAGGCGTGGTTGATATTAGATTCCGTGACTTAACTGGCACGCATGATGCCAAGTACATGGGATTAGTTGGTGCTAAAACTACTATGTTTAATACACAGGCTTGCTTTGCCGCAGACAAATACATATGCGTCACCGAAGGTGAGTTTGATTGTATTATGATGTCAGTTAAAACTATACACCCTACTATTGGTATACCTGGCGCTAACAATTGGAAGCCCCACTATGCCAAAATACTGGATGACTTTGATGTAGTCATTGTTCTTGCAGATGGTGACTCAGCAGGGCTAGAATTTGGCAAGAAAATTAGCAGAGAACTAGGTAATGTAAACATTATCTCTATGCCAGATGGCGAGGACGTAAACAGCATGATGATAAAGATGGGAAGTGATTGGCTTGACGGACGAATCAGAGAATGCGTTACCCCTGGACAGTAAGTTCTGGGACTTTGCTAGAAAAAGTGAATATAGTATTGGCATACCAGTATCAAGCAATAAGTTATTAAACATTGTAGGTGCACTTGAAGATATATATCACACCATAGATACAGACCCAGAAGAATCAAAAGAATGTTTGATTATGTTAGGGGCTATCTTTGTAGCCTCTAGTATGGGCAAAGCAGATGAAGTGTGGGAAGAATTTGCAGTACGTGAATCAATGCAGTCATTTGACCAAGACCTTAAGGAGATACTCAATGAGAAACCGTGAAGATGCACACGCAATTGTATATGAACTACTAGAAATTCTTTACAAAAAGCATGAGGATTACGGTCCAATGAACATAGCAGGTGCGCCAGGTGGCGCTATGAATGGGCTGCGTGTACGTATGTATGACAAGTTGGCACGACTATCTCACCTCGGAGATAACGACACGCCGAACTACGAAAGTGTTGAAGATACACTGATTGACCTTGCAAACTATGCCATAATTGGACTGCTTGTCCAGCGTGGGCAGTGGGAGGGAATCCCTAGCAATGGAGAATAGATGTGAAACGAGTAGTCGTATTAAGCGATTTACAGATACCGTATCAACACGATAAAACTGTAGATGCCACACTAGAGTTCATCCAAGATTATAAACCAGACGAACTCTGGTGTGTTGGAGACGAACTAGATGCACCCGAACCTAGTCGTTGGAACAAAGGCATGGCAGGGGAATATGCAGAAACGTTACAAGATAGTATTGATTTAACGCACGACATCATGGCTCGTTACCGCAAGGCTCTAGGTAACAAGCCATTTTACATTCAACGAAGTAATCATACTGACCGCATTGATACATACATGCGCAAGTATGCGCCAGCATTTATGTCACTTAAGTCTTTGGAAGTTGAAGAACTATTAGGCTATGGCAAGTTAAAGATTAATTACCTACATAAGATGCATGAACTATTACCTGGTTGGGTAATGGCACACGGTGATGAAGGCGCACTTAACCGTGCACCAGGGGCTACCGCTTTAAATTTAGCCAAACGTTTAGGTAAGTCTGTAGTGTGTGGACACACGCACCGTGTGGGTTTGCAACATGAAACTACTGGCTTCTATGGCAAAACTAATACTCTGTATGGATTAGAAGTCGGGCATATGATGGACGTCAAGCAGGCTAGTTACCTAACATCAGGCAGTGCCAACTGGCAACATGGCTTAGGTATTTTAGTAGAACATAATCGTAAAGTCACACCATTTGCTGTACCAATTGTCAATGGTGAGGTAATTATTCCATAATGAATTACATTGACGAGTACAATGATTTAGTACAAACTCTTGCTGCTGAATATGCACGGCGATACACTATGTTAGAACGTGATGACATAGGACAAGAGTTGTGGGTGTGGTTCGTAGGGCATCCACGTAAGTACAAAGAATGGTCAGCATTAGAACAAAAAGATAGGGACAAGTTGATAGCAAAGTCTCTACGTAATGCAGCCCTCAAGTTCTGCGAACGTGAAAAAGCCAAGAAAGTTGGCTATGATATGTCTGAATTGTACTATTATGACGTGTCTGTAGTAGAGGTTTTCTTACCTACTATCATCTCAGAATCATATGAAATGCCATCTAAGATTAAAGACTTAGGTAACTCAGTCAAAGGTAGCGAACTAAGTGATGGCATGAACTGGCTAGTGTTACGTTCAGATATAGCCACGGCTTACTACAAATTACCTGAAGCAAAACAAAACATCTTACGCTTGCGCTTTAGTATGGAACAACCTGACTGGGCAACGCTTGCAAAAGAAATGGATAGCACACCAGATGGTGCACGTATGAAAGTACAACGTGCTCTTAACTCACTCATTAAACACTTAGGCGGTTGGAGACCATATAATGACGAAGACACAAAAGAAAAAACAAATGAAACAAGTACAAGCAGCGCCCAAGCCGAATGATAAAATCATTGTATGTTGGTGCGATAATGGACTCACTGATGGAAAGTTTACCGAAGGTGTGGTCTATAGCGTTATCTCCTCAGGTCTTCCTATTACCTCAGCCATGCGTGTTCAAGGCAATCAGATTGGACGACAGCGCCAGAATGCGCTGGAGTTTTGGTATGACCAGACAGACTTTGACTGGGTACTCTGGGTAGATAGCGACATTGTATTAACCAATGAAGCATTGCATAAGGTGTGGTCTGCTGCTCATGCTACTGAAAGACCAGTAGTAACAGGCACTTACTTTATTTCTAAAGAAAACGAACGCAGCCTTATGGCTCCGTATCCCGCTATATTTAATTGGGTTGAAGGTAATGACTATCAAATCTCATACGTACATCCACTACCAAAAGACGTTGTCCTCAAGGTTGGTTCAGCAGGATTTGGATTTGTGCTTATGCACCGCAACGCCGTTACTAAGATGCGAGAAGTACATGGAAACATTCCATACTTTAATGAAACAGGAGTTGGAGAACAGTTTGTATCAGAAGATATTAACTTCTTCCGACTTATGCATAAAGCAGGAGTCCCACTTTACTCTCATACAGGAGCAACTGTTCAGCACATGAAACGTTTCTCTCTTGACGTAGAGTATTACAAATTCTTTTGGGAAAAGAATGAACGACCTTAGAGGTGAGCCAACCTTTGCTTGTATATGCGGTTGTCTTATGTTTGA